TTATTATTCGTGAAACTGCTAAAGCGTTAGACGAATACATGAACGAAGTTTGTGGAACTGAGGATGAAGTATATAGTTTCTATTCCGATACAGATTCCTGTTACATCACAATGAAAGGACTTGTAGATAAATTTTTTGCTGGCAAAGACAAAGAAAAACTTGTTGACATACTGGACAAAGTTGGCACTGAACAAATTGAACCTTGCATTTCAAAGGCGATGGATAAATTAGTAGACTATACTAATGCGTATGAGAAAAAGATATTTTTCAAACGAGAAGCCATAGCAGACAAATCTATCTGGGTTGCCAAGAAAAGATATGCTATGAATGTTTATGACAATGAAGGAACAAGGTATCAAACTCCTCAACTAAAAGTTATGGGGTTAGAAATTGTTCGTTCATCAACGCCCGCTCCGGTCAGAGCTTCTCTCAAAGAAGCGGTTAAATTGACTCTCACGGCGGATGAAAAAACTCTTCAAAAATTTATTGAAAAAACTAAAAATGATTTTAAGAATATGCCAGCAGAAGAGATAGCATTTCCTAGAGGCTGTAATAATATGGGAGAATATCACAGCAATGAATTTATCTATGGGAAGAAATGTCCGATACATGTCAGAGGAAGTCTACTATATAATTTCTACTTGAAGAAGAATAAACTTACTAGTAAATACGAATTGATACAAGAGGGAGACAAAATTAAATTCTTGTATCTGAAAGAGCCTAATACAATACGAGAAAATTGTATTTCTTTTAATTCTGAAATACCTCGAGAATTTAATTTACATCGTTATGTTGACTATGATTTGATGTTCCAGAAAGCATTCCTTGATCCTATGGATACTATTGTGAAAGCTATAGACTGGGAAATTGAGGAGAAGCATACTCTTGAGGGTCTTTTTTCTTAGGCTATTGACAAATGACAGAAAAGCATGTTATAATGTTCCTAATATTTAAAAAACAATTTGAGATCGGAGAAGATAATGAGTTTAATAGAAAAACTGAAAAAGAATAGTACTATAAAAGATACCGCTATTCTTAATAATTCAAAGTTTTTTGGTACTAAAGATTTAATTCAAACTGCTGTCCCTGCACTTAATGTAGCATTAAGCGGTAGACTTGACGGTGGTCTGACTCCTGGACTGACAGTATTCGCCGGTCCTTCTAAACACTTCAAAACAGCATTTTCATTATTACTTGCTAAGTCGTATTTGGATAAGTATGATGATGCAGTGGTTCTTTTTTATGATTCAGAGTTTGGTACGCCGCAGGCATATTTTGATACTTTCAATATTGATACTAGCAGAGTAGTTCACACGCCTATCACTGACATTGAACAATTGAAACATGATGTGATGCAACAAATGAATGGGTTTGAGCGAGGAGACCATGTAATTGTTGTTGTAGACTCAGTTGGCAACCTAGCTTCTAAGAAAGAAGTGGATGACGCTCTTGACGGAAAATCTGTTGCTGATATGACGAGAGCAAAGCAGATGAAGTCATTGTTCCGAATGGTTACTCCTCACTTGACAATCAAAGACATCCCTATGGTAGTTGTAAATCATACTTATCAAGAGATTGGCATGTTTCCGAAAGCAGTTGTGTCAGGAGGCACAGGCATCTACTACTCAGCAGATAACATCTACATCATCGGCAGACAGCAGGAGAAAACAGGTAGTGATGTTACAGGATACAATTTCATTATCAATGTTGAAAAATCTCGCTTTGTAAGAGAGAAGTCAAAGATTCCTGTTGAAGTTTCTTTTGAAGGCGGTATCGCAAAGTGGAGTGGTCTTCTTGACATGGCACTAGAATCTGGGCATGTTATTAAACCTAGTAATGGTTGGTATCAAAGAGTGAACACTAAAACAGGAGAAGCAATTGATCCTAAATCAAGGAGAGCAGATACATACTCTAAAGATTTCTGGTTGCCTATTCTTCAAGATGACACCTTCATTGATTGGATAACTAAGAGATACACTATTTCAAGTTCTGATGGTATAATGACAGAAGAAATAAGTGAAGAAGATATAGAAAATGTTTATGAAGAACTTGAAGCAATCGAAGACTAAAGGTCAGTGTGATCGTTGTCAGATAACGATATACGAAACTGATCAAGCACTATGCTTTCACACGGATACGGAAGAATTGTATCTGTGTGAGGCATGTGTTGAAAACATACGCAAAGAATTTATTGAGGAAAATAGTTAGTGTTACAAAATATTGAAAAAATTGTTTTATCTAATCTTTGTTATAATGAAGATTTTTTGAGAAAGGTGATTCCTTTCTTTAAGCCTGAGTATTTCTCTAACGGCTCAGAAAGAGTAATCTTCAATAAAATATTGGAGTATACTACAAAATACAATTCCCCTCCTTCTAAGCAAGCTATTATGATTTCGGTTACAGATGATAAATCTGTTTCTGAAACACAGTTCAATGAGATACAGGAAATTGTAAGTAACATTGAGAATGAAGAAATAGATCAAGAATGGTTGATTGACGAAGCCGAGAGATTCTGTAAAGACAAAGCTATCTATAATGCTATTATGGATGGTATACAGATAATAGATGGTAAAAACAAAGAAATGGGCAAGGATGCTTTGCCTGGTATATTTGCTGACGCACTCGCAGTAGGATTTGATACTAACATCGGTCATGATTACATAGACAACGCTCCTCAACGATATGATTTTTATCATAGACTAGAAGAAAAACTTCCTTTTGATTTGGAGATGTTTAATAAAATTACTGACGGCGGTTTGGCTAATAAAACGCTCAATGTAGCATTGGCAGGTACTGGTGTTGGTAAATCTTTGTTCATGTGTCATATGTCAGCAGGACACATTGCTCAAGGCAGGAATGTTTTATATATTACTTTAGAGATGGCAGAAGAAAGAATAGCAGAAAGGATTGATGCGAATCTAATGAATGTTCCTATTCATCAATTGAAAGACCTTTCTAAAGAAATGTTTGAAGATAGGATTAGTAAGATAAACGATAAGATACAAGGTCGTCTTATTGTTAAAGAATATCCTACAGCATCAGCACACGCAGGACACTTTAAAGCATTGCTAGATGAACTGAAACTTAAAAGAAACTTTATTCCTGATATAATATTTATTGATTACTTGAATATTTGCGCTAGTAGCAGATTCAAAGCAAACACCTCGGCTAATTCTTACACTATTATTAAAAGCATTGCAGAAGAACTCAGGGGATTAGCAGGTGAATTCAATGTTCCTATTGTTACAGCTACACAAACTACTCGCAGTGGTTATGGTAACAGTGATGTAGAACTCACAGACACATCAGAATCTTTCGGACTTCCAGCTACAGCAGACATTATGGTTGCTCTTATAAGTACTGAGGAGTTGGAACAACAAGGTGTCATAATGGTGAAGCAGTTGAAAAATCGTTATTCTGATCCTACTACAAACAAAAGATTCATGATCGGTGTTGATAGATCAAGAATGAAACTATTTGATTTAGAAGATGCACAAGCAGGACTAACTGATTCAGGTGCTTCTAAGCAAGATGATACTCCTGTATTTGACAGAGGTAAAGAAGAAAGTAATTATGAGGGGTTCAAGTTTTAGATTTTTATAAATAATAGTATTCAACAGAGGACACTATTATGGCAGAAGAAAAACTTACCGTTGAGGCATCCAAAGAATTAGAAGATGCTGATTTGAACAGCGATGGTCACCTTTCAAAAGTTGAAATGGAGTTGATGTTGGACGCTAAAAGAAAGCGATTAGATGATGAGGATGCAATGCGAGATGCCCAACGAAAAATGGCTTGGTTCGCATTAGGTGGAATGCTTTTATATCCATTTGCTGTAGTTATGGCAGAATTAGCAGACCTTCCAACAGCGTCTACGACTCTCGGAGATATGGCACCAACCTATTTTGTGTCAGTAGCAGCGATTGTAGCAGCCTTCTACGGCAAGACTGCCTTTGAGAATAAAAATACATAATGTCTACTTTCTTACTAAATGATGATTGGAGGATACAAGCTGCTAGAGGCAAACTCCGCAATTCTTACCATGTTCATAAATTCGGTGCGAATTCTAGTCTTGCCAATGGAGTAGAAGAAACTGTGTGGGATGGTTCAAATTTATACCCTTGGACAACTTGGAATGGCAGTGCAGATAATGTATTCCTTAAGTCTGATGATTCAGATGACGCAGGAATCACTGTGTTTATTCAAGGATTAGATGAAAATTATGACTTACAATCTGAAATACTTACACTTGATCCTACAGACCCAACTGCAACAGCAGTTGCCTCTTCTAATACATATAAACGTCTTTTTAGAATGTATAATACTTCCAATCAACAAGAAGTGGGCAATATAACAGCACATCATGGTTCTGCTTCTGGTACTCCGGTCGCAATAATTACAGCGGGTCAAGGACAAACATTGATGTCCGTGTATACGGTTCCTGATGGTCATGTTGCACTTGTCCTTAATTACGATTTTTCAGGTAGTGCAAATTCCGAAATACAATCTAGACTACTCACTTGTGTAGACGGCGGCACTTTTAGAAATCAACACGCAGGTTCTACATATGGTGGACAATATACATATAAATTCGGCATACCATTAATAGCCACCGCCAAGACTGATATCGATATGAGGGTAACTGCTGGAACTGGTTCTTCTTACATATCAGCTAGTTTCAATCTTTTGGTAATTAAAGATAATGAATTCAACTTGTGGTCAACTGGATACTAGCCTCAGATACTCTGTACTGTAATTCTTTTCTAACCTCAATACCTTATTACTATAATAATAACGATCAGCACAGGCGCTCTGAGAGCGTCTGAGGCTTCCTCTAAGTTATTGATTTTATTGCACTTTTAGTGCTTGACATTTGATCTTAATTGTACTATAATTGAGGTATAAAATAAATTAATAATTCTCTAACCCGTTGATTTTTAAGTAATTTTTATTTAAAATAATGCTTGACATTTGGTATGCCAGTTGCTATAATAACGGTA